GTCTTCCGCATGTTGGAAACTATCTGCTTATTACGAGGTTCGTTATCATATACGAAAACATACTCTAGGTCAAGTCCTAAGATGTGAGGAGCAGAAAAGAGTGCTGCATCCATAGTAGCCACACTATTAGTAAGGAAAAGAGAATCGATGGGTCCCTCAACCACATACACAGTTTGCAATGCATCCAGTCTATCCCATCCAAAAATCTTAGGGTTAGTTTCAGTGCTTTTGATTGTGATGTATTTGATCTTCGAATGTCTGTCAAGTGATCGTCCTTGTATTCCTAAGAGATTACCTTCCTTATCATAGAAGGGTATTACAATGCGTGGTTCCTTATATAGTGTTTTTGCATTTTCAGGAAACAAATCCTTAACAAACTTGGCAAAGTCTTCGACATAGAAAAGGCTATCAATAGGAACTTTTCTATCTTCAAGATATTTCCTTGCAGGATGATAAGGATTCAATCCTATAATGCGTTCTGCATCAGTATATAGAATACTCTTTGGCTTAGAGAATGTCGGATTTGTCACAAACTCCGTAACATCAACCTTTGTCTGTGTGTTAGATTGAACAAACGACTCCAACTGATAATCATTATACAAACCAGGATCAACATACTTGATAAACTTACCCAGACCCATGGTTGTGCCGCAATTGTGGCACATAAAGCCAAAGTGTTCCTTTCGCTTGTAAATGTATCCTCTTGCTTTGATCTTGTTCTTATGGGAATCTCCGCATACGGGACAACGGAAGTTCCATAAAAACTCTCCCCGCTGCTTGAACAATGATAGTTTAGGAGCGAGGAGAGAAATGTATTTCTTATCAATATATACCGCCATAAGTCACCTGATCATAATGAATATGCATATTATCATTCACTTAAACAAATGTCAAGTGTTATCTTTTAAGTAGCGGCTTCATCTGCTGAATGACTTCCTTTAGACTATCAATTTCCCTACGAAGGTCTTGTCTTTCATTATCTACAATTGGAAAACGAGCGTCTAGTTTTAGTTTGATAGTATCCATCGTTTCCTCTATGCGGTCAACCTTCTGTTCAAGATATTGAACTTTCTGCTGTAGTTCCATATCCTTAACTTTGAACTCACCAATTGTCATAAAGTAAGCCGCCACTAATCCTCCAACAGCAATGATGGTGGTGATAATTGGTGGCATTCTTGATACTACCTCGCCAACTCCATTCTCGAAGTCGTGGGAGTCTTTGTCTGACATGGATAGTTCCATTCCTTTCGTCCTTGTGTTAATTTTTATATCTGATATATCTCATTTCGCCTGTTGCTTCATTTCTTACAACAATAGGACCTTTATTCTTATTAGCCCATTCACGAATTTCAGCATAGCAATCATCTTCTTCAAGATATGTTCGCCAATGTTTGCCTTTGCGCTTGCTCAATGTTAGGCTATGAAATAGTTTTGAATTAACTTCAAAGACCATAGCACCAGCGAATGAGTCTTCCATAAGCGGCTTCTTTCTTCGAAGAATACCGCCAGTCTGGGTGGCGTTTATCTTCTTCCATCTTTTAGCAGCACCGGGATTTACGATTGTATCGCCGAAGTTCGCTGGCTTTCCTGGTGATGTAACACCAGCGCCGGGAATCTGACCTGAGCCTATGTTTACTGTTGGCGCATCTTCGTCAATCATATCTTCCTCAATCTGTCTGCTATGGATAAATCTACCATAATCTCTTTTTGGTTCACTGTGTATTTATTAATCGTGACACTTAACTTTTCGGGCATATAGTTAAGAAATAAAAGAAATGTTTTAAGTGTGGGATAATCATCAGGTTCAACCTTTAGAAACAGCATGTTCACCGTCGCTTCTACTCCAAACATGTTGGATAGAATAATGATGTGGTTGAGTATCAATCTCTCTTTACACTCACCATCCATTCTGTATTTGCGTAACAATCTTTTGATATACTTGATCCGCTTCAAGTCCTCATCAAACTCTGATTGGAGCAGATGAGGACTTTCGTATGATTTAGCGGCGTATATCAAAAAATTACCATCATTAAGATCAAGCATTATTCTTTACGAGACTTCTCCGGATGCATACCATAATAGGCACCTAGAGCCATCTTCATGCGCTCTTTCTTTGATTTACCCTTGAACTTTGGATCATCGGAATGAACAAAGTCAGAGATAACATCAGAAACCTTCATTCTCTTGGTTAGTTTTTCATTGATGGTTTCTTCCTTAGCCATTACTTTGGCCTTTGGAATACCCATCATGCCGCCAGCACGTTTTCTAGTGGCTAACTCACGACCCTTCTTTCTTTTCTCATATGGTTCTTCACCAGTCTGATATCTGTCGGCAGCCTTTCTATGATATCTGGCTACTGTTTCATATGAAAGTTCATCAATCTGTTTCTTTTCATAAGAACCATGCTTAGAATACTCGTTGCTGTCTGGGCCATGACCATGACGACGAGCCATTGCCTTTAGTTCTGCTTCTGACTTACCAGCAAACTTTGCCTTCTTTTCAGCATCAGTCATACCAGCGAGTTTCTGCTTGTGCTTGATAACAGAAGCAGGCATACGGCCTTCTTTTATGTCCTTGACTTTTGTTTCTCCAGATTTTACAAGAGTTTTCTTTCCACCAGGTCCAACGTCATGAACTGTGTAACCAATCTTTTTTTCTGGGTTAAGTTTGATCTTGACTTTTTTACCTTCTTCAACAGTCTCTTCCATGTAAGGATGCTTAGGAGCAGAGGCACCAACCTTTGCTTTACCTTTCATCTTCTTATCAGCAAGAGCAACACCCTTTTCACGACCTTCACCAGCCTTGTTCTTATAAGCAACAAGTTTGCCTAGAGATACTTCGTCAAGGTTTTCTTCCTTGACAGTTTTCTTAGCAAAGCGTGTCTTACCACCCTGTTTTGAACCCTTGTAGGTATCTCCAGCACCTGGTTCAGCATCACCTGGCTTGTTTGCCTTTGGAGGTTTACGACCATACCACTTTGCGTTTGGATTAGCATCGCCGAACTTGTCATAGACGCTCTGTCCACGTGGAGCAATTGCTACCCATCCCTCATCAAGCGAATCGGCAGATAGTTTCTTGTCCTTACGGCGCATAGAAACATCAACAGCAGATTTAGTGCTTGGGGAATCGCCCTGGCTACAATCACAATCTCCTAGTGCAGAATGCATCTTCTCTTTAGGGGCTAATGCTCTTTGAAGATGTTTCATTGCTGCTGCATCTTCTTTGATCATTGCTTCGGCGGCACTTAGTCTCTTGTCAAGATCGTCCTTATCAACTACTCTAGCATCAATCATGAACATTGAGCCGAATAGATGATAATGGAAGAATAGGTAATAGTCACAGGGAACTTCTTTTACGAACTCACCCTGATCTGTCATACCCATCTTGTGTCCAAACTGATGGATCTCCCATACTTCTACACCATGATTGCCTTCCATATAGACTTTGCTTGGCAACTCAATATGAAAATAAGAAAGAGCCTTACGCATCTTTGTTAGAGCAATATATGGTGTAATGCATGAACGAGTGGCAATAGCAGCCAGAATGCCGTTAAGTTCGGCTCTGACTGCTGGATTTTTAATGTCTACGCTACCGTTACTAAGAGCGGTAGGTACGACTTCCTCTTTAAGATGATCACGGAAAGTTTTCATAAAACTCTCCTTATGGTGTCGTTACGGCTGCGTTTGCAGATACTACGCTTACTGCGCCTGTAGCAGAAACGGTGACACGGAATGTATTTCCTGATGCAATCTCTGCGTTTGCAGTAAGTGAAGCGGATGTAGCATTGAAATAAACACCAGTAAGGTTGCTAACTGAAACCCAACCAGCACCAGCGTTACGCTGCCATGCATAAGATAGTGTCTTTGTTGGTGTTGATGTAGCAACAACTGATAGAGTAACATTGCCAGCGCCGTTAGCACTTACAGGCTGAGTTGTAATTCTAATTGTTGTGTCTGGGAAGACTGTATCTTCGGCGTCGCCTGACATTGAGCCCATGGCAACAACTGTTTCGTACCATACACGACCAGCCTTTAGGCCAGTTCCTTCGTGACGAATGTTCCAACCAGCATGTGCTGGCTTTGCTGCACCAGCGGCACGAGCAGCGGTGATTTCATCCGAATCAACACCGAACTGGCCGACTGTTTCGTTTGTGACAAAAGCGCCTGATGTAGTATTGCCAAATAGCACAGCCTGTTCGGTTGTATCTGTTGGCTTGTTATACTGCATTAGAACTGCAATGTCGGAGTTTGCAGCGTTATCTACTGATCCCCATAGTGGCATTTTAGTAATCCTTCTTTCTTGTTAGTTTAAACCTTGATTCTGTCCGATAGCATCAACTTTTACAGGATCCATTTCAATAATGTCTGGATTCTGCCCCGTCATAGTTCTATTCGCTTTGCTATTATTTACTTTTTTAAGAGCCTTCTGACGATCTTCTTTTGCCATCTTCTTTGTGTCAGGGCGGTATCTACTACCGCCCTTCTTAGTCTGTTTAGGTGTTTTCATTTAAACGATCCTATACTTATATTCACCTACCTGAACTTCTTCTTTTAGTGCCTTTGCTTTTGGATCAGTCATTGACATGGCTGGTGGTGGGGCAGAAGGCTTAGGAGCAGCCGGAGTTGATGATACTGAAGGAGGATTTGATAAATCCTTACCCATAGCAAAATCTTTACTCATGCCAGTTGGTGTCTGTGGGATACCAACCTTAGCAGCAGTTGAACTAATTCCTGTGGTTGAAGATGCAGGAGGTGCAGGCTGCTTAGAGATTGAAGTTGAACCAGGTGTAGTTGGTGAAGGTGTAGCAGCAGGTGCTGGTGTCTTACCAACAGATGTTACCTTTTGCTGTGAAGCAGGCACATACTTTTCAGCGCCCTTTGCAGGGTTTATGTTTGTCTGGAACTGCTTGCCCTTGAATGAGAACTGACCAGTTGATTTATTTCCTGATGTTTCAGCTTCTTTTCTAGCTGTGGAGAATGCCTGTCCAAATGACTTTGGTGCAGGGGTTGAAGTAGTTGCAGGCTTAGCAGCAGGTGCAGATAGTGTACCTGGCTCGGTTGTCTTAACTGGAGCAATCTTGCTTGGTAGTTCCTGATTACGAACAGAAGGAGCCAACTTGCCTCTTCTAGACATATCACCTACCATTCCCTTCTGTGTATTATCATCTGTCTTTCTTGGTGTAGTAGCAGAACGATATCCTGCAACCTCACCCTTACCAGCATCAGTCTTACGGAACACTGGATTACCAGGTTCAGTCTTACCAGAAGGTGTGACGATATCAGCAATAGCAGAAGCAGGACCAGCAGCCTTAGCAGCGACCTTTGCAACTGTACCAAGAGCAGAGCGACCAGCAGCCTTTGTAATAGCTGTATCACCTAGTCGAGAGTAAGTGAAAGCACCTGATCTACCAGCATCGGCAGCCTTTGTAGCAGTTACGCTATTACCACCTCTTAGTGCAGGTAGCTTTGATGCACCTGTGTCAGCAGCACCGGCGCCAGAACCAGTAGTTGCAGGAAGCTTTGTTGTTGAAGATCCTGAAACGGCTGGTAGTCTATTACCACCTGATGGAACTAGTGAGGTTCCGGTCTTTGGTGAAGGACCAGTTGCTCTAGCAGTCTGTTGAGCGCCAAACTTTGCAGTTGATGTGCCAGATGTTTTTGCACTCATACCACGATAGAAGCGTGTTCCTTGCAATCTTTGTGGACCACTTGCTCTAGCAGGTCTAGCAATCTCTGTGGATGCTGGCTGATATGTAGGTGGAACGGCAGTTGCAACAGCTTCATCGACCGACTTACCAGTTTCCTGTGCGGCGTTAAAAGATGAATCTTCCTTCATGTGCTTGGCACGAATCTTAGCGAGAATAGCACCTGCTACCTTCTTACCACGCTCCTCAGAACCATACTTCTCACCAGCCTTCTTAGCAATCTTAGAGAACTGCTTTCCTGACTTACCAATGTCTTTACCAGCACGAGCAGCCTTGGCTGAATATGCGGCTTCATCAACCTGTTCTTCTTCTGCAATAGAAACGCCAGGAACTGGTGCCTTTGTTACTGCACCCTTGTTGGCAAATCTCTCTTGCTTGAACTCTTGAGGAGCAGTTACACCACCCTTGGCAATGTCTTTCTTTCTTGCAACCATTTCACGGAGTGCTTCTCTGATGCTTGCTGGCTTACCACCAACTGTAACATCACCGCCGCCCTGAACTGACGAATCTCTTGGGTCTTTGAAAGACTTAATTCTTTCTGGGTTTGTTGGCTTGACATGCTTTGCTGGTGTTGATGTAACATCACCGCCGCCCTGATATGAAGGATCCTTAGGATCGGCCATACCTTCTTTTAGCTTGCCAGCGAGTTTAGCAGCACGAAGACGAGAACCCCAAACTTCGTCCTTTGGTGACTCGACCTTACCGTCTTTGTCATAATCCTTGTCGGCCTTTTCTTCTTTTGTTAGTTCACGAGCAGTTCTCTTTGGTGACTGTCCTGGGAAGCCGCCCATCTTTTTGATGTGCTCCATACCAGTCTTTTCTTCATGCTCTTTCTTCTTTTCTTTATTATCTCTATTGCCTTCTTTCATGCACTTATAGGCTTCTTCAAGGCGAGCATCATAAGCGGCTAGATTTTCACGAATGACTGCCTTGCGTGAATAAACGCCAAATTCTTCATTAACAAGGGCTTCTGCCTGACGACGAAGTTCACCGTCAGCCTGTGCTTGCTTGACTGCCTCGACAAGCGAATCAGTCTTCTTGGTATTAAACTTGTTCTCAAACATTTTAGTTTCCTTTTAATTTGTTAACATAGCTATTGCTAGTATTTAGTTTTTTTCTTCCGAATATCTTTTGCTTCTCAAACTCTGCATTTGGATCTTGTCTAACATTATCAATCTGACCGGAGTTAGGTGTAGCACCCATAGAACCGTCAAATGGATCCGTTAAACTTTCTTTTTTCAGTTTGGCGACAGTCTCTTTTAGTTTCTGTTCGCCCAACTGACCATACTTTTGCTTAAATCTCTTTCTGGTTTCTTCTTTCACCATCCATCTATCAATCTGTCTATCAATACCGAGTAGGTCAATAGACTGATTATCACCAAAACCAGGACCTTTAGGAAGACCAATTTCAGGTCCAATTCTATCGCCGCCGATAGGTGCACCTGATGGACTTCTAACTGTCTTTTCTTCTTTCTTCATCTTTTTGTTTTTAAATTTCTGTGTCAATGTCAAAACTTTCATAGGTTGAAACCCGATATCTTGACCGGGCGTGTCTTTCTGGTATCTGGAAGTTAGTTTAGATGTGCCCCAATTACCAGCGCCACCAACTAATATCTTTCTATTGTTCTTGGAGAAATCTGTATGATTTTCATTAATCATACGCTCAAAGTTATAGTCTGTTTCTCCAAGACTGAAATTGTGTAATGCCTTTTTGAGAAAATGTAGATTGTTTCTATGTTCTTCTGTAAGAGCGGCTGCACTATTGTCAATGACATAACAATTCTCGAATAGTTGTAAATACTCTACAGTGTTTACCTGTGCAGATTGCCACTTGCTGAAACGAGTATTCTCATTGATGACACGAGCGCCAGTTAATGCTCTTGCTTCATTGCGTTGCTTAGAAACTTCGTTAGATGTATTAACAAATACCATCATGGTCTTATAACCACGACTTTCTAAAATGTTTTTGATTTGATTTGTCTGTTCGTAATTAGACATTGTGCCATTGACGACAATGCCTTCTCCATTAACATTATACTTTGTGAAATTCTCTTGTGAGACTTCTTTATATCCGAGTGGTGCAATTGCTTCTTTTAGTATTCTATCTTTTCCTGACCCTGGCACACCACCTAGTAATATTGCTTTGTGTTCTAGCACATAGTTCATATCAAAGTAGAAAGGATTCTCTCTACCAAAATATCTCATTACCTTTCCAGCCTCTGAGTTTGCTTCGTTCTCAATATCAGAACCAGTTGCTCCCTCTTTGGCAATATCTTTACCTAGTCTACCATCTTCATTCTGCTTATGATGCACCAACTCATGTGCTACAGTTCTAAAGATGTCCATAGGATGACGGTTCTTTGTATAGACCATCAGTGTCTTTGAATGTGGTGCATATCCACCGAACGATGGTTGTCCATCTCCCTTGTCATCTTTATATTCGATGACAGGCTTTTCTTTAACATTTAATTGCTTACAAGTAAAGTCAATGAATGAATGTAGAAGCTTATCGAACTCCTTACGAGACATTCCCTTTTCTTCTAGCAATGTGAATTGTTCTTGGAGATTTGCTTTAGCGGCATTAAAAATCTTACGAGCAAGCAACTTGTCTTTTGCCGCTGATGCCTTAGCGAATGTGGAGAAATCGCCCTTGCGGACTGCTGCTCTTAGTGCGGTACCAGAGATACCTTCTTTGCGTCCACCAGATGATACAACCTGAAATTTCTTGAATGGATAATGAATCTTGGGGTTGAAGTCTTTAGCCGTCTTTGGCTTTACATACTTGCCTAGTTGCGATTTAAAATCTGCTACACGATCTTCACCAACGACAAATGTTACATCTTCGTAACCTTCATCTGACAATTTCTTACAAATGATGAATGCAGTCTTCATATTTGGATCATCAACGAAATTGACGCCAGGCATTATCTGACGAAGAAACGCCATCTTCTGTTTTGGTGGTAGAGGATTCTTTTTGGGATCGTGAGATTGTGAGGTATAGATACGATGATCAGCACCTGTTCTATGTGCTAATCTAACCGCATAATTGATTAGTTCTGCGTGACCCGTGGTTGGCGGATTATATCGGCCAAATGTAAATACAATTTTCTTCATTTATTCCCTCTACAGGATTATTATACTATTTATACTTTTTCTTATCTCTAGCCTGCTTGACGATCTTTTTAATCGTCTTAATTACCGGCACAGGCTTTGGTGTCGGTTTATCTGTCATTTATCTTCCCCAATTCTTGACAGCTAAGAAGTTAGCACGGCTAAACTCTAATCTATCAACTAGCTTAACAGCATCACCACCAGTTGACCAAGCGGCAACATAGCCCTCAGGAGTTGTTACCTTATAGCCACCATCAGCGGTATGTAAGAATGTGCCAAGATCGTTCACCATGTTAAACTTAGCAATCAATAGCATCTTGGCATCTATCAGTAGGTTTTGCAACTGAAAGATTTTCTTTAGATCAGATGCATGTTGACGGTACCAACGAAGAACCATATCACGCTCTGCCTTACGCTTTGCTTTGGTTGCTGGTAGTTTGGCATCATCAACGCCCTTTTGATATTTATCCCCAACCCACTTTATTAGTGCAGCCGTATGACCAGCGCCCATATGTTCACCAGCACGGACACGCTGATTATAGAATGACATGATATGGATTCTATATGTGTCGTTGGTTGCAATCTGATTTAATAGTGAGGAAGGAATGGTTCTGAATACTGAACCAGCTTGGGAAAGAATGCCTGTTAGTTTAGCGTTCTCTGCCTTTGTGAGGGTAGCACGACCAGTAACATCAAGAAACTTGTTAGAACGATACCATACATTGCGTGATGGTCTAAAGTTATTGACATTGATATCAAAATGTGTTTGTAGTGTCTGCATTGTCTTACCATGATATGTGGTGTGAAAGACAATACCAATCTTGGCTGCTTGAACTTGCTGTGCTATTCTAGAACCAGCGGGAACAGCGTATGTGATTGTGTTAGGACGAAATGTGATATAGCTCTTACCATCGATTGTTTCTGACTTAAGATCAGATTTAGAGAACATGAAATCGCCATGAACGATACCGGTGATACCTAGTTCAGGCAAATACTTTAGTGCATCTGATAATTTATCGGCAAGACCACCAGAGTGATTTGCTCTAACATCTGCTTCGGTATAATTCAACTTTGCATTCTTAGCAAAGATAGACTTAGAGCCGACAAAGAACTTACCATTCTCTGGATTGATACCAGCATAGATGGCAGGTGCGCCGTCAAACTTTGTTCTAAGAATAAGAGAACCTGGTGCCTCTGATAATGTCTGCCCATCATCGGCAAACATATCTCTTAGAGCAATAAGAAACTTGATAGCATTGCGAGTGCCTGTAACACCGCCTTCTAGAACAGCATCCTCAATATGTGTAAGATGACGGTCTTTTTCTGCGGCTGCTTCTGTTAGATAGTCTGATAGTCTAATCATGGTTCCTCAGGGTATTATTTACTTATATATTTAGTTGTGTTATAAATATGCGAAAGGAGTCTTACATGAGTGCTGCATCCGATCTATTCGAGGCAAATATTGCTAAATCGATTAACTCTGTCAAGGGTGTAACAGCCGTTAGACCTACTGCCGACACGGCTCTATCCGATGTTCAAATAACCAAGTTCAACAACAAGCCAGTAAAAGGTGTTTGGGTTGAAGTCAAGATGAACCACACAGACAATCTATCCAATCCTCGTGTGTTCTATGCTGATAAGAAGTGGCAAACAACATATAAAACTCCTACCGCTAAGGCTGCTGTTGATATTCTAAACGAATCAGCACAAGCAAAGAAATTTGTTCGTGATATTGCTAAGTATGCTGGCATACCAGTAGCAAAAGTTATCATTCCTACCAACAAGGGCATGTTATCTGATCCTAACGCTGTGCCTCTAGAAGTTATGAGAGAATACTTTGAGCAGCCAGGTATCAATCGATATATTGCTAACAAAGAAAACTCACCTCTAGGTGAACTTGTCACCGCACATTACACACAGGGCAAAAAAGAACCCGCCTACTACATGCAGGCGGGCGATGATTTTTATCTTATATCAAAAGCAAACCCACTAGGCCTTTCAAAGACGATTCCATTATTGTCTGGCAGAGGTGACTTTAAGGTTCGTGTTTCTACTCGTTCTGAATACTATGAAGTGCAGGCAGAGATTAAAATTAAAAACATGCCTGCAAGTCAGTATTCAATTAGACCAGGAACATCAAAGAAGAATCCCTTTCTTTTGAAAGGCTAGGCTTCTTCAAGAAACCTGATTAGGTCATCAGGCTTGAGCATGATGAACTTCTCATTGCCATACTTCTTTCGGACTTTATCGGCCACTCTTTTGTTTGCCTCTTTTTCGCTTGCTTGTTTCATTAAGACAGCCGAACTTTTAGTGGATGCCACCTCTCTTTTCAAATCTTCAATCTCTTTCTCATACTTTGCCTTATTAGTAGGCTGAAAGTGTTCTTGAAATCCTAACCAAAACTCACGAATGGCCTGCTCTCTACCGATACTCTGCGGAATAGTAAGGTCACCAGTTTCAATATCAATACTAATCCTACCTACTTTAGTTTCAATAGAGATAACACTTGTTGGTGGAGTATGAAATGCATATGATTGACCCTTACCTACTGATAGATTACCATTATTAGAGATTGATGCCATAGGAATATTTCCTGCAACAGCGGTTTTAGAAGTAGTATCTACCCAACCGTTTTGGGTATATACAAAAATCTCGCCGCTGGTATCATCTTGCCACAAATCACCGAATGATGGATTAGAAGGTGGAGTTGAACTATTGTTATAAGAAGGCATTGCTTGTCCCATGCCCATACCGGCGGCCGATACGCCTGTTGAATAACCTTTATTAGATTTAGTAATAGCCATTATTCATGCACCTCAAAGACATGCCAAACAAGAGTAGTCATACCTTTCTGCTGGACTGTGCCGATATACTCATAGTGCTTCTTATCATAGTCAGCCATTTCATAGCCAGTACCAAAGACATGAAAGATATACTTTCGTGTTTCTTTCTTAGGATTTACGACGGCCCAGATCATAGGGAATCCACCCTGTTCCTGGACCGTCAAAATCTTAGCTGCCTTGGGCATTTCAACTTCATACACCGCATTGTGATGGATATCCATACCAAGCGGATACTTATAGATCATCTTCATAACAAAAACTCCAATGTTTAGCCGACTCGTGCAGCCTGGAAATGCATACCGTCGCCACGGGTCCATTCACCACCCCATGTCCAACCTTCTTCACGGAAAGCCTTAACGATTAGTGAATCCTCAGTGAATGAATACTTGTTATACCCAGGCTTTCTGCCAAGAGCATTGTATGGTGCAGCGATATCAATTGCAACACCAAATGCATGGGTAGATAGAGAATGTCCACCACGCATGTTACGAATGTTCCATGAGCCAGAAAAGATGTGTAGCTGTTGAGCCTTGATCTTGTCATAGTCTCTGCCGTTCTCGTCCCACACATATGTTAGAACACGGATAAGAGAATCGGAACAAGACTTATTCATCCAGCACTTGGTGATCTTTATATCATCCATCCACATGGTATATGGAAGCTGGACTTGTACCATATTCTTCTTAAATGTTCCACCGTAATCAGGTGTACCAAACTTCTTACGCAATTCTGACTGTAGTGGCCAAACATTCTTCTTTAGCTTACCAACTGTTGGAACCTTAGCATCCGCTACTGTATTGGTAACATCAACGAACTTTGTTTCATCAGCCTCTTTTACAGCGACCTGTGTAGTGTAAACCTTACCATCGTAAATGAATGTATCTTTGCCCGCCTTTCGTGCAGCGGCAAATGCCTCTTTAAATGTAGCCATCGATTTCTCCTATTCTGTAATCGCAATCACTGATACCATTCTCAGTGTTATAGGTGATAACATATTCACAACACCAATACTCACGATTTGATCTTGCTAGGTTTGCTATCCTATGAATATATATCATTTCTTGTAATGTTTGCCGCAGGTCATTCGATACCCACCATCTTCGGTGGGCCAACCACAGCCAGCGTCCTTATAGCAATCGGGTTCGTCACACATATGTAGAACA